GGCACTCGACCTTACTAACAGCGTGTCTTCTCGCAATTTTTAAACTCTCTAACTGCCTTCCAGATGTATAATACTCTGTTTCCTTCATATTAACTTTCGTCATAAGTAGAAGAGTCTCCTTGAAATGGTCGGGGTGGAAAGAATCGAACTTTCGAACTTCTGCTCCCAAAGCAGATGGCATACCACTTGCCTACACCCCGCTGCATAAAGTGGTCATTTACCAATAAAAAAGCTCCTAAGGGTTACTTAGGAGCTTTTCTATAAAAATTCACAATCGAAATTTAACGCATAGAAATATCTCCATTCACCGGGCGCGGGTGTCTGGTCATTGTATTAATTGTTATGTTAATTAGTTGCGTCATTTTCTTTTCATTATTTATATGTTGGTTTGGTCATTAGGGTGTATAATACACTCACTATCCTCCAATGTCAATACCTTTTTTCACATATCCTAATTTTTCCATGTGCTTGATCATTTCTTTCCTAGGTGGAAACCTATAACAGTGGGCGTGTAAGGCAGTTTTAGAGGCCACCATACCGGGGTAATCTACCGTTCCATTTCTCTTGACTTCTATTCCCGCTACTCTCTCCAAAATCTTTTTAACCTCAAAAGGAGTTTTAGGCATTTCAGATCTAGTTTTATCTATATTAGCATAAAAATGTTCCTGTATTATCTTCCTCGGCACTAGAGATTCTTCCTTTTCATGCAAGCACACTTCTTCTAAATCCTTTAAGGGAACTTCTCCAAGGTAGCCATTTTGAATAAAAGAAGAAATAAATGATATGTCAGAGCCCACAGAGGTAGCAGATTCCTCTCTCAAACCTTCTGTCATCGGCGCCATCATAAGGTCAGCAGAAAAAGAAAGTCCATGTTTTTCAGGATTGAAAGTCTTCAAATCATAGAACATCTGATCGAGGCCGCCCTCTTCTTCCATTTGATTCTGTATGGCATTGAAGTATTTTACTTTATCTTCTTTGACCCTTTTATCGGCATCTGCAGGCTGCACCCAGTAGTCTGAGCAAGCTAATATGTAAAATCTACGTTCTGTGCCTAGCGATACTTCAACAGTATCTCCTGAATTAGTCGTAACAACTATCCTAACACAGTTGTTTACCCATATTTTAGCCATACCTTTTGGTTCTATTTCTAAAGTCTTTGATGATATTATATTCTTCAATTTATTCATAGATTTCTTGAAATCACTTTCATCCAGAACAACAAGAAGTTTCTCAGCCAAATGCTCATTGAATTTACCGGTTATGCTAGATGAATCATTGACCTCTATCGCACTGCGTCCCATAATTTCTCGCAGATAATCCATAACAATAGATTTACCACAACCTATCTCCCCTTTGATGATGAGAGTTTGTGCGTATTTTTTATCTGGGTTCTGCACGATGTTGGCAAAAAACAGAATGAATCTCATGTAAAGATCGTTATCTTCGCAACATAGAATAGTAAATATATGATCCTTCATTAGAGACCACGAGCACTCGGGATCTTCGTCTTCCCACCGTGTGAATTCAGAGTATGTGTTTAAAAACACTGTGTTGCCGTCTGATTTATATATTCTCTCTGGCTTCCTCGGCTGGTATGTTAAACCTTCACAAGTGTTCCTTTCTGGGGACTTTAGCCACAGATCAAAGGAGGTATACTCTTTGGTCTCTCCTCTATATGATAAGGAATGCAGTTGGTTGCTGAATAGGTGGTTCATTTCATAAACACTTTTGGCTTCATAAGTAACGCTGCCATTGATGTCATGAGTTTTTCTGAGAACCTTACAGGCACTATTAGCAAAGGATAGTGTTTTATTAAGGTCAGCCACAACTTCACGGACGTCATCCATGTAGTAAAGGCTGTCAGTTTTTTCTTCCTTATTATTTTTCTTACGAATTTTAGCCTGACAAGACGATGCGTAACCTGTTATTTTTTTCTTAGTAACATTGGTGGCTTTAGCAATGTCTGTCAACATACCATTCATCACACCCTCAGGTATGCCTTCGGCAGCCACCAAGTGCTTAACTATATTATACTGATTTTCTGATCTCTCTGTCATGGCCTTTATTTTGGCCACAAACCATTCTTCACTGAATTTCTTTACTTTCTTTTTCGAAGTTTTAGGAGTTTCTCCTTTATCAGAGCTGTCGACAACTGTGACTTCCTCTTCACACATAAAGTCGTTATTACTTAAATCCTCTATGGTAAGGTGATCTTCTTCTAAAAGTCCTTTAAGAAAATCAAGTCTATCACGCCCAGAGCAACTGTCATGCATGCAGTGAATTATAAACCCACCTTCATCGCTATCCCTCGCATTAAGTATGTAGGTGCCGTTACCCCCTAATTCTGTGTGTCCGTCCTCATAAGGGCACTGTATATGTATGCCGTCTTTATGAGATCTTACGTCCCTGAATTCATCATAACCAGAATCTTCCAAGGCATCCTGAATATTAAAAATATCAGCTCGGGAGACAGCCCATTCTTTTAAATTAAACCCATCAAATTCTATCTTTTCATAATTGTCTCCCCCCATATCAGACCCAGAAGATTCAAATACATCTTTACTGGCCTTCTGTGCTTCCTTCGGAGTCACTCTTTCTATGTCGTCGAGGACAAGAGGATTGCCCTTAGCATACAGAGTGCTGTACTGGGATCCCTTTTCGTGACGACCGAAATAAAACAATCTTCCGGGGTCAACACAGGATTTATCTATAGGCAGGTCCAAGACAGTAGCTAGGCCATAGTACCTTTCTTTCCACTCTAATATTCTTTCTTTTTGATTGAATTTACCTTGAAAAATAAAGGGAGTATTTAGGAAGAACACTATTCTAAACTTTGGCATAGGAGCGTGTGTGATGAGAGTCATGACCCCATTAGAGCTTTCCTTAGCATCTTCTTTGATGGACATGTCCTCTACAATGGACGGTAAGTACCTTTTAAAGTCTGTCAGGTAGCTCTTCATGGAACTGACCTTAACATCCTTACTGGCATCCTCTTTAGACCATTTGAAGAAAGAATCTCTCTTGACCTTTGATTCTGTTTTTAAGTGAGAGTGCGTGGAGTACAGAAGGTATTCATAGCCAAAATCAGAAAGTTTGCTAGTTATGTCAGATTCAGACATACCTGTATCTATATCAAACACCATGACAAAGTTTTGGAAGACAGACATAGAAGATCTTTTACCGTCCAGCAGAGCCCCTTGAGTGAAGCACTGCCCGTCCTTGTCTCCTTCTTTATGCTCTGATAGCTGACTTATGAATTGACTTTTAGTACACTTAACTGACCTCCATTTACCGGGGCGTACTTCGCTTGAGGTGCCAAAACCTATTTCGAAATTATCAGGAAAAGCATACAAGATAAGATCTTGAGCACTAACATAGTGACCTTCAAACTCAGAGAGTTCTTCTATGGTCAGGTCTGGGGACAGACCGGTGCCCTTTAGTGCAGAAGGTGATACAGGTTTTTCGAAAATCCATATCAAGGTACCGCTGCTAGATATAGCTGTCGGTTTTATAGAACCTATAGACCCAGAACCGGTTACCCCATATACCTTATCATCGCCTGTAATCATGGATATACTGCCTGTGTTTTCTAACACAATGTCATCCACAGCAATTTCTTGATAGTCCTCTGAGTGTACTTCCCACACATCGAGTTTTTCCTTACCGACTTTACTCGATATGAGTTTCAACAGATCATACATATAGTTTCCTCAAATATTACAACTTAGCATTCTCACGCACTTCATCGAAAGTAGTTTTATTGTAAAGTTGGCCGTCTTTATAACGGATCTTTAGTAAATTCTCACACCCCTCTGGTAGCTCAGATTCTAGGGCGGTAACGTACTCACCTTCGTCATCTTTATATAGGCACAATATACCTTTTTTGGATAATTTGGAACCTCCAACAGGGTCTTTATTAACGCCGTACCATCCTCTACCCTTTTCGAACACAGCACTTGCCTTCATAGCATAGCCGTAAGTGTCTCTTGTCACATTTTGCAGAAGGCCTCCACCCATGCCGAAGACAAAATTATCAAGGGAGATTCCCTCTATTCCAATTGCAGTGCACAACTCTGTTAGGGTTTTCAGGTTCAAACCATCTCCTTGTAGAATTCTTATGTGATTTGGAAGTACCCTAAACCCCTCTCTATTCTCAGTACAGCCAAATGCCTCTGCCAGTATTTCAAACACGGCCAGAGGAGTTGCAATAAGATCCCCACTGTCGGGACGAACGACTAAGCGTCCGCCGTTTTTGCCAAATTCATTTACTTTATCTTTTAATTTATTTCCCCAAATCTCAGAAGTGCATTTGTAAATATCATAACTATCTGACACCACCGAAACAATTTGATTCGGGAATCTATCCAGCATATTTTCACATGCCTCTACTTCTCTATCCTTACCCCACGCAGTCATGGTGCTGTGTTCGGAAGCTGGAACGCTAAAACAGGGCATATCAACAACAACATCGTAATACTGCTCTAGGAATTCTATGGATTCCATAGTATCCGATCCCTTGAAGTTTATAAGATGAGCAGAACCCCCTAAGCTGGCAGCTTCAGAGCACGTAGCCCCTCGGCCTCCAAAGTCATGAAGCATGAAATCAAGGCCATCCAAGTTATCGCAAGTGAGGGACATGAAATTCTGCAATATTTTCTTAATAGCTCGGCTATTAGTGGCCACGCTAGAAGGATACCATATGGCCCTAAGTAACTGCATTTCCAACCAAGACCCTAGCCAGAAGTATCTTTCATCTGTGTTTCTGATCTGCACCTGCACATTGCCTGCAGGCATTACAGTACCTTCATCTACGCTGTAAATTTCAATAGGCAATCCTTCGCCTCTGGAAATACGTGCTTGAAGAAATCTCCAATCATTGTTGTTAAAAGGAACTCCATGCTGTGCGCATAGTCTTTTGGCTTTGGAAGGACTCATATCCTGCACCCGCTCCACTAGGTAATCCATTAAGTAAGCCTGCATACCAAAAAAGACAACTGCTTCACTGCCTCTTCTAGCTTCAATATACGAGTTCACGTACATGGTATTCGGAGGGTACTGTAGAAAATGGGATTGCTTGTAACTGTCTGTATGGAAAATAAAATTTGTCATGTGCTATACTCCTAGCATATCTTGAATAATGTGAAAGTGGTCGTCAAACATTTCAGACCGGTTTAATGTGTTAAGGGGATACCACTTTGCCTTTGAGGCATCGTCGGCTCCCTGAACTCTCGGTAACTTAGGCATGGCGCCCAATTCATAATGTGTGACTGTAGTAATCACTCGCCCTAACTCACTTCTATAAGGACTGTCGTAAGTTTTGATGTTTTTTATAGAGCCTTTTAAAACAGGTTCGGCCACCTTTAAACGCGACTCTTCCCTAAGCTCCCTAATAGTAGCAGATTCCAGTGTTTCTCTATGATTTATAAAACCACCGGGAAGTGCCAGTTTACCGAAACCTAAGTCTCCCCTTCTAGTAACTAAAAGGATATGCCCTGCCTGCACTACGAGAGCATCTACAGTATGAAAGACTGGGGGCCATGGAAGTAGTGTGAAACCATCTGAGTAATTATCTATGTGCTTCTGTTCGTCTAGTTTGTCTCCATACTCCTCTGTAGCCATATACCGGTTTACGAACTTTTTAGTCCAAGGAGGCACAAAACCTAAAGCTTCCTGTATATTCATATGGCCATTCATAGGGTCATCGTGAGCTGTACAACTAAATAAAGATTCTCGTATATCGGAGGCCCTTACTCTCAACCCTGTCGGAGCGGGAACGGCAGTATACTCTGGGAAATCCACATTATAAGAGCCAGAATTATCCTTTTTATTTACAATAATACCTATAGTTACTTTGGTTCGTGTACCGCCCATATCTACAACTTCTTGCACAGTTTTCCGCACCTCCGATAGCCATCTCTGGTCATTATAAATATAGTCGTAGAGAGGCTTGATGATGACGCTGCTATCAAAATCTAAAGTGAAGTTAATCATGTCAGATCGTTCTGTAAAGGTAAAGGGATTCCTCAAAGTTCTAGGTTCGCCTCTACCACCTACTAAAACTATTACTCTTTTTGCTTTTTTCTGGGCTTCTCTCACTACACGTAGGTGATTGTTGTGAAAGGGCTGAAATCTGCCAATGTAAACTATGTAATCAAGCACTACGCTTTCTCCTTCAAATGGAATTTTGTGGCTACAGGGAATCTGGGAATACCATCAGGGGTCAAGGCGAAGAAGCGAATTGTGACTTGCTTACCAATATATTTATCTTTTTCTTCGAGTAATTTTTTGGTAAATGCAAAGGTGCCTTTAATACCGCTGTCGCACTGTCTACCATCTTTCAGTCGTATTGTCAAGGTTTTTGCATGGCCTGACCAACTACCAAGACCGGTATTGATGGCAATGATCTCAAACTCTTCATCTATGAATAGTTTGAATTTCTTAAGACTTGGGCTTCTTTTTCCGACCTCGTATCCTTGATACTTTTGATGTTTTTTAGGGTCAGAATCTTCTATGACAAATGATTTATCGAGTCGAATCATAAGACCTTCGTAGCCTCTTTGAAGGTAATCTTCCAACTGAGACCTGACATTTTTGTGGTTATCTGCCACATTGGTTTCCACAACTTCTATGAAGTTACTGGGGTGCTGTGCCAGTGCAAGATTAAGAGATTCATATCTCTCTAAATAGTCTACCTGACCCACAGAGGGTATGTCATAAGCATAGAACTTTATCAATTCACGAGATTTTTTTAAATCCTCTTCTGTTACCTTTTCCTTACGTATAATAGACGAAAGCTCACTAAAGTCATCCCGCAAGTCGTGGTTATATAATTCTCCATCCAGCACCAGTTTAGGGCATTTTTCAAATAACGGTTCCAAAGATTCTAAGATATGAGGAATGGATTGGAATCTTTCTCCTTTGCGAGAAAAGGCCCCTTCTTTTGAAATTATGCAACGGAACCCATCCAATTTGGGTTGCGTGATTACCGAAACATTAGTTTCCCAGAGTGCGTCATCTGGACCGATGTACTTCTGGGCAAGCATTGGCTCAAAATAATGACGGTAAAGGTAACACTCTTCGTCAAAGTGCCAATGATTTTTAAGTTTCTTTTTGTACGTAGCTAGAACTTCTGCTTTGGCCTGCTCCTCTGCTGTAGTGGCATTAGCTCGTCCAGTGTTCTTTGGCTTACAGATAGTCCAGCCGGTGACTTTTTCTTTGCCGTCTTCTCCCGTTTTAGATACAGATCTGTGCATGCCTTCCGACAAGTCCATGAACCAATACAGTTTCTTACCAGCCAAGTTGCTGGAGTACAGCGTTGGTGCCTGTGTGATGGTCACAGACTCGCCATCCAACTGTTCTTCCACATATGTGGCGGTGTCTATATCTTCAAATGCCGACTTGTCAGCAGTGGCGGGTTTCAAATCAGTTATCATTTCTAATCCTTTATACAGTAAATCTTATCTGCTTTATATTTGGAAACTAGGCGCACTTCTTTGATGCCCGGTCCTTTGTTGTAAACTTGGTATAACTTTGTTCTTTCGTAACTGGGAGTATTATCACCACTACAGGGTCCAATATACCATCTTTCAGCACGGTATTCTGTTACCACAATAAACTGAATATCTGAAGAATAGCGAGACGTAGACCACTGAGCTTTTTCCTCGGCGAAAACGGAACTGAGGCCTACAATAGCTCCAATAATAATAGCAATTAAAAATATAGAAAAGTTAGAGTACTTCATAACTGCCTCCCTAGAGTTCTCTCCATCACCTGAGTGAAGTGTGGGACTTTTGAGTTTTTGTCACAGTGCATGGTAGTGCGGTATTGATGTAAAGAATTGAGAGATACTCGGGCACTATAACCTGACTCTGCTTCTAGATTTAAAGTAATACCGACATCACCAATTTGAGAAGCCATAGTTATACGTACTGCTGTATTTGCAGACATAACCTGACCGTTCATGCACTCTATTTCTTTGATTGTAGAAGCAAATAACAAGGGCGCCGGGGCTGTATCTTTTATTTTGACTAAGGCATCTCTGGTTTCATAATCTAGATATGCCTTAAGGGGACTGTCTTCGTGCAGGGCGTTGTAATAACGCTGATAATTTTTAGTAAGTACATCATACAGTTCATCACAGGCCTGTTCAAGGTCAGGGCCTTCTTCGGATACTGCTGCCATTTTTGCTTGGACATTTTTGTCGTGCCCGTTCCAATTTTTATCAGTCATCTAATCTTCCTTAAGCTGTTTCTACAAGCTCAGCGACATTTTCACTAAGCTCTATATAACGTTCTGTGGTCCGCAAGTCAGAGTGCCCTGCCAATTCTTGCACATCTCGTAAAGAGCAGCCCACCAGATTGGCAGATCTCGCAGTGTTAGTAATGAATGTGCGGCGCCCACTATGTGAGGAACAGCCTTCCAAATTAGCTTCTTTATAAAGCCTATGCAGCATAACTGTCAAGGCATTAGAAGTCATGGCATCATCTTGTCCATAAGGGCTGTAGGCGATACAATCGTTGTGCTTGGACGTGTATAAAGATTCTAGGGCTTCTTTCACATCAGGGTGCATTGGAATGCTTCGTTCTCTGTTATTTTTTGAAATATGACTGCCAATAAATATCTCATGAGATAAACCACCAGCAGCAGTTAAGGTGTCTGTCCTTTTAAGTCCAGCAATCTCATTAGCCCTCAAACCAGCCTTAAAAGAAAGTAGCAATATTGCAGCATCCCTTTCTGGGTGTTTTCCTTTGCTGACATAGCTCAACAGTTCAGTTAACTGATCTTTTGTAAGTATCTTTGCTCTTTTATTTGCCATTTTAAATTTCCCTAAGTTTGTACGTTAACTCCTTTATATACCCACCAAATATAGTTTGTCAATCATTAATGTATATTAAATTTCTCATACATGTCACCATTACTTGAGGATATTTTTATATTTTTGAACAAGGTGTGCCACTTGCTGAATGCCCTATCGTCAACGAACTCAGCCATCTTGTTGCCTAAAAGTCCCATCCACATCTCACAATGGGCTGCAATGATGTCCAAACCCTTGTAAGGCTGATCTATTAAAGGAAATATAATGAAATAACTGCAGACTTGCCGTCGTAAGTATGCGTGGAGGTATCCTGTAACCCACACATCCCCACCCAAGGGAGGACTTCTGTACAAACACGCGTAATCCATATCGGCCATAATATTTATAGCCTTTATTTGATTTAAGTCCAGCAACTCCTGTAAGGCTTCTTCGTTGGTGATGCCTAGGACAGGGTCTCTTACTTTATTATTACAAATTACGGTCATTATTTTATCGTAGGTCATTCAGATACCTTATTTTTGAGTTAAAGAGCACCTTACACTACTCCTGCATATAAGGCAACAATAAAATTAAATTGACAAGACACTATACTTATGCCATAACTCTGGTTAATTTGAAAATTAAGGAGATTTACATTGTCTTTTAATAAATTCACAAAAATCGGCAAGCTTTCCGATGTCGTTTATCGTATGCGTAAATACTACCCAGAAGTTACTTATATAACAGTCCGTGGCAAAATAAAAATACACGGGCAAAATGGCGGTATCCGATTCACCGAAACAGGCATTTTCGCTCAAAATAGAACTGGGGACGTAATTGTTGGAGGAGACAATCGAGGATTCGCTTTATGGGTTGAAACAATGGCAAAGAGTGTGAGCGTCAGTATCACTTCTCTGGGGTTCACAGTTTACGGAGAATGGGCTGGTGCTAAAATAAATAAGGGGACTGCAGTATGTCGCCTTCCTAAAAAAACTTTCTTCATATTCGCCATACAATCAGGAGATACTTATATCGTAGAGCCCCTTCTTATCAAATCATTCCTGAAGGCAATGACAGGAATAGAGGTGGATGGAAGGGACGATATACAAGTAATTCCTTGGCACACTCAGCCTATGTATTTACCCCTAGCTGTAGAAAGTGCTTATTCACTACAAGCAGTAGTTGATACGATGAGTGCATACGTTGAAAAAGTAGATAAAGAAGACCCCTACATTAAAAAACTTTATGGCATAGAAGGACCCGGAGAGGGCCTTGTTTTCACTGCCATAGGACTTAAAGAATCTGATTATCATGGGTATAGTGACACTATTTTCAAAGTAAAAGGAACTTCACACACGAAGAAAGAGAGGTATGTACCTGAGCCAATAGATCCAGTGACTTTAAAGGCCAATAAGGACTTCGCTAAGCATTTTACCACAGAGCAGAGAATGCTGCAAACTATGGATGAAACTAAAGTGACTTACGAAATGGTTAATATGGGTGCCTTCTTAAAATGGCTTTTAACTGATATCTTAGAGGAATCTATCACCGAAAGAGAAGTAAATAAAGACCTTCATGATTGGAAGAAGCTTAACAAGTACTGCTCTAGGATTGCAGTCAAGTGGTTTAAATCTAAGTGCGCATAGAGCACGATGGCGACTCATACATAGCTTACTGTAAACTATCTGAAAAGCATTTGCTGATTGCTGCTGGCTGGGATTTTAACTCCAGAATCAAGAAGTGGGTGACAGATAGAGACTTAAAGGCGCTTACATTCTACGACGACGCTATAGATCATGCTAAAACACGTCTGGCTGGGTTCCTACATGCCCGTCAGATAAAAGTGGCGCCTTCTAGGGCAGGCAGTACCGAAAAAGTATTCAAGGCCCCTGAGGGTCTTGCGTACCTGCCTTACCAGAATGCTGGTATAGAATTTATTATGAAGAGGCTTTATACTCTTCTGGCCGATCAGCCCGGCCTCGGTAAGACAATGCAGGCCATTGGCACAATGAACGAGGCAAGAGCTAGAAGAACTCTTATTATATGCCCAGCCTCCTTAAAGAAGAATTGGCTAAAAGAAGTAAATAAATGGAACACACAAGACGACTTCGCCATTAGTATTGTAGGTAATAAATGGGCGAACACGCCGTCTATCATTATTAATTTCGAGATGCTTCAAAAGTTCAAAAAAGAACTCAGAGAAACTAAGTGGGACCTCATCATTGTCGATGAAGAACAGAATATTGTTAATTTAAAAGCCCAACGGTCTCAACAGGTGTACGGACATGGTAGGAAACTAAAACCCCTAGAAGCTTACAAGTATCTCTGGATGACAGGTACCCCTATTCTAAACAAACCTATAGATTTATGGGCTGTATGCCGTAAATTTGATCGAGGAGGCCTAGGTAAGAACTGGGAAGAGTTTGTATACACTTATTGCGATGCCTGCGAGACGGCTTTTGGACTAGACTATACCGGCGCCTCCAACTCAAAGGAACTACAGTACAAGCTACGCACCACTTTCATGATACGTAGGACAAAACGTCAGGTACTTAAAGAACTTCCTAAAAAGAGAAGGCAAGTTTTTGAGCTACCTAAGAAGGGAATGGTCAAAATAATCAATGAAGAGTTGGCCGCCCATGAACATAATATGGCTTTATTGGAAGGATTAAACGAAGATTACGAGGAGCAAGAGCGCATAACTCCTTTAGAAGCCATGGCGTTCGTGCAGGAAAAAGAAGGCTCCACAATGGCGGAAAAAGTGGAGAATTTAGCCGAATCTGATAAAGTTATGTTTGAAAGCGCGGGCATAATGCGTAAGGAAATAGCCCTAGCTAAACTACCTATGTGTATAGAGTACATAAAAAACTTACACGAGGGGGTTGACAAAGTAATAATATTCTGCCACCATAAAGAAGTTGCTGCCGGATTGAGGGAAGCTTTCCCCAATCACGCCTGCATTACAGGGCAAACACCGGTAGATAAACGACAAGACGAAGTAGACAAGTTTCAAGACTGTGAGGAGATCACAGATTTCATAGGAAATTTAAAAGCAGCCGGTGTCGGGCATACGCTCACAGCGTCCCACCACGTGGTTTTTGTTGAGTTTAACTGGGTCCCAGCAGATATGGTGCAGGCCGAGGACAGAGCCGACAGGATTGGCCAGCACTTTAGTGTGAACTGCCACTACCTAGTCGTCGAGGGAAGTTTAGAGGCCGATATGATTGGCATCTTGATACATAAAGAAGAGATTATAGAAGAGACGCTAGATTCAGAATGCCACGACATAAGAGATTATTAACAGTAGAAGGTACAAAATATGATTTTAAAAGAACGAGCTAAGTTCCATCCAGAAGGCACCGTACTTCATAGTGACCTAGGGGACGGTAAATCGTACATAGTGGAAGCAAATGGCCAGTACTCTCTGCTTGAACAAAGGTCAGGTCCCCGGTTTCAAATACTAGGAGGCCGGTCTGTTTATCCAGAAGATTTCAGAGCCGACGAAATATCAATTACAGATATAGCCCATGCTCTGGGTATGCAGGTTAGATGGAACGGATGGGTATGGGTATTTTACTCAGTAGGTCAGCACTCTGTATATGTATCGATACGATCCGCTCAAATAGCCAAAGAAAAAGGCCTTAGTGAGTTAGAGGTACTCTTATGCGCCTTATTAGGACTCCTTCACGACGCTTCAGAAGCCTATCTAGGAGATATAGTAACTCCTTTGAAAAAAGAACTTCCTTTATATTACGAGAAAGAGAAAATTGTCCAAGACAAAATACTAGAACACTATATACATCAAAATATGCTTATATCGCAAGAAATTACACCAGAAATGGAAGCTATTGTAAAGCAGGCAGACTCGGACTTACTGTTTATAGAAAGAGATACTTTAATCAGTACAGAGACTACACCAGACCCTTATGTCATGGAAGATAAAAATCCGAACATGAATTTTTCAGACATAAACCCCGAGCACACGTGCTGGGAACCCGCTGCAGCTAAGGCTTTATTTATACACCACTACAAGAGGATAATCAGTACCTTGGAGATCGCAAATGGGTAAAGACGATACTGCCATGCTCGGTGGCTCTGGATACGACAGAATTGATGATGATTTTTACGAAACAGAAGCATGGGTAACCGAAGTTATTTTAAAGCATATTAAATTTAGAGGCCCTATATGGGAACCGGCAGCAGGCAAAGGAGCCATTGCCATAGTTTTACAAGATGCAGGCAATATAGTATTTTGTTCTGACTTGGTGGATAGAGGGTGTGAGGGATTTATAATTAAAGATTTCTTTGATTTTTATTCACCTTTAGGCAACGCTAGAAATATTGTAACTAATACCCCTTATGGCGACGACGCAGAAGAATTTGTAAATCAAGCTCTATCGCTGCTGCCTTATGGTGGAAAACTAGTCATGATATGCCGTCATGAGTGGATATGCGCCAAAAAAAGAAGATACTTATTTGATAAGGAATCTGCATTTTGTAAACTAATTATTTTAAATAAAAGACCAAGATGGATAAAAGGATCCACGGGTTCTCCTAGGCATAATTATGGTATTTATGTTTTTGACAGAAGTTGGCGAGGCAAGGATGCCGAAATAACATTACAATAAGGTAAGAATATGAAGCATGAAGAAATAGCTATTGAAGTGTACAATGATGAGAACCCTGAGGGAAGGTGGGAAGATGCCCCTGAGTTTGTCAAGGAACAGTATCGAACCACTGCCAGTCAAATAGTCTTGGAATCGGCAGCAATTAAAAAAAGAGAGTTGAAGCATGAGTAGTAAAGATATTACAGACGACGAAATAATGAAGGCTTTGAAAAAGCATGCAAATATTATAACAGCCGCAGAAAGTTTAGGATTAGCTAAGTCTACTTATCATGATAGAGTTCAGAAAATACGCAGGGATAAATACCGGGAACAGAAAATGTCTCGACCTATCAATTTCTCTCCTCTTAAGAAGAAAACAAAAAGATTTATACTGTCTTCAGCTCAAGACGGCACAGCCATACACGAGAATTTTGTTGAAAACTTAGAAGCTTACGCACAGTTTTTAGATGCTGATATCTTCATTTCTGGATTCACCTATAATAAAAAAGTATTTGGCGACAGGGATCCCTCAGATTCTGAATTCCATCACAGAATAATACCCTATATAACTGACAAGCGTATTAATATAGGTAACAAACTATCTTTCTGTGGTGAAATGAACATATTACCAACAGCAGTACGGCCCTTAAGTGGTCTAGACAGCTATACACAAGACCGGGATGGTATCTTCCCTCACGCAAAGGTCGCTCTATCTAGCGTAGCCACCATGAAACGTGAGGATGCTAAGATAAATATGACTACGGGCACTGTGACCCGCCACAATTACATTCAAAAGAAAGCTGGACAGAAGGCAGAATTCCACCATGTGTATGGTGCTGTTCTTGTAGAACTGATGCCCGATGGATCACACTACTGCAGGCACCTCTTAGGCGATGACGAAGATGGGTCTTTTTATGATCTAGTTTATTACGTAGCCGGTGGAGAAGTAGTCGAGTGCCGTGGAGGTACAGTGCTTGGTATTAACTACGGAGACATTCACAAAGAGAAAATAGATCAACAAGCCGCTGATATGTCTTTTGGGGATAGGCCCGATAGTCTTCTTAATTTACTGGAGCCTGAGTACCAATTCCTACACGATGTAACTGACGGTACAGCAAGAAACCACCACAATGTAAAAGACCCTCACTTTATGTTTAAGGTGCATATTGAAGGCAAAGAAAGTGTAGAAGAAGACTTACGACAAACATACGAATTACTGGTAGACATACAAAGACCTTACTGTAAAACTGTTATTGTTGAATCCAATCATCATACTGTTTTAAATAATTGGCTAAAGACTGCTGATTACAAGTCAGACCCTGTGAATGCTTTGTTCTTTTTAAGTGCTCAATACGATATATACTCTGCAATGCAGATGAAGGATGACAGCTTTGACATATACAAACATGTCCTAAATGAATACTTCGGTGACGGTATTATCGATGTTGTGTTTATTCCAGAAGACGGTAGTTTCAAACTTAAGGGCATAGAGCATGGGCTGCACGGACATAGGGGTTTAAATGGCGCCCGTGGTAGCATTTTGGGCTTTACTAAGATAGGGTCCAAAGTTAATATCGGACACGTCCATTCGGCGACAATCATGGATGGGGCCTACTGCGCCGGAGTGATCGGTAGCCTAGATATGGACTACAATAAAGGCCCGTCCAGTTGGTCCCATTCTAATATAATTACATATAAATCTGGCAAGCGCACTGTCATTACATTACGTAACGGTGCATTTCATGCTCCTTTGAGGAATAAATAAATAATGGGAAGACGCCTTGTAGTGGATACCGAAACAGATGGCCTTTTATACCAGTTGTCTATGATCCATAATATTGGAATTAAGGATTACGACACTGGTGAAAAGTTTATGTTCACTTCCAGAAAGGGTAACATTAAAGAAGGTGTTGCCATGATGGAAGAGGCAGAAGCCATCATAGGCCACAACATACTAGGTTTCGATTTAAAGGCCGTGGATAAGGTCTACCCTGACTTCAATTTTGAAGGAATAGTCAAAGATACTCTAATAATATCTAGACTGCTGTGGTCAAATCGCGCTGATTTAGATATGAAGCTTATAAGGGCGGGCACCCTAGAAGGAAAGCACATGGGACGTCACAGCTTAGAAAGCTGGGGCGATAGGTTAGGAGACCCAAAAGGAGACTTCTCACAGTGGTGTAAGGATAGAGACATAGACCCATGGGGAGACTGGGGTTGGGAAGGAACTTATGATTTCAAGGGAAAAACCATTAAAGAGAAGGGTTGCGAAGATCGCATAATAGAACCTGAGGTAATTCAGTGGTCTGATGTTTATGATATGCGCACAGATTACTGTGATCAGGATGTTGACGTCTGTCATTTGCTTTTTGATTATGAATTAGATACAATCGATTTGTGGGACATGCCTTCCCTACCATCATACATAGAGCATCGATTCGAAGAAATAATGCAATTTTGTCAGGAAGATGGATTCCCGCTAAATAGGGAGAAGGCAGAAGATCTAGAGCGTGATATATTAGAACATCTGGAAGACTTCCAACAGCAATGTGCAGAAGCCTTTCCTCCTGCTTATGTACCGCAAGATGGCTACATGCTAGCCTCGGAGGTGCAGGACAAGTATGACCATTTGATAGCCAAGCAAGACGAGAGGGTTCTTAAGGCAAATCAGCGCGGCAAGACAATCAAAACTTATACCTATCAGCCCTTATTGGACTTTATAGCCTTCATCGAAGAAGAGGAAATGACAGAACTTCCTAGGATAAGCGTGGCGGCCCGTACTTCTAAGGTAACACATAAATTTCCCGATGGTTCAACTTTAAAGCATGTGGTTGAAGCTGGTACCGTCAAAACTAAAGTTTTATATAAAGAATTTAACCCCAATTCTAGACCTCAAATTATTGAAAAACTTGTGGATTTAGGATGGGAACCTGAAGAATACACTCCTGCAGGAAATCCTAGTACAGCCGGGGATATACTTGAAGTAGCAGCTAACCTAATCCCTATCTGCAAACCAATTGCCGGGGGTCTTAAGTGCACCAATATTAAGGGATACATACGATCTAAAGAAGATAAGAAGGACAAAAAGGGATGGTTAGATGTCGTAGGAGCAGACGGTAATATTCACGCGAGGACTGTCCACATAGGGGCCACAACTCACCGAGTAGCTATTTCTAGGCCTAACACTGGACAGATACCGGCCATAGAAATGCACCCTAAGGGACACGAGAACGAGGGTGAGTATATAAAAGGTTTCGAAGGTGGCTGGGGCTACGAGTGTCGTGATTGTTTTGAGGCGCCCGAAGGTTGGGTATTACTGGGGACAGATTTAGCCGGTATTGAAGTACGGTTACTGGCCGAAGAGATGAAAGAATTCGACGGTGGAGAGTACATCGATGAGGTACTGGATGGCGACATCCACACTAAGAACCAAGAAGCTGCGGAGTTACCCACCCGTGGTAAGGCCAAGACATTTCTATACGCTGTCATTTACGGCATTGGTGCCTTAAAGCTAGGTGGTAGTCTTGACCCCTCATTAGATGAGCAAGGTAAAATTAAACTAGGTAAATCTTCGAAGAAGAAGTTCTTTAGAACCATACCAGCAGCCAAGAAGACAATAAAGAAATACGAAAAGCAATCTAAAAGGGGTTACATAGATGGTCTTGATGGCCGTAGAATACCGGTGGATTCTGGTCACAAAGCCTTAAATTATAAATTACAAAATGGCGGCGCCTTAATTGCCAAACTATGGACTATTTATGTATTCGACGCTTTATTAGAAGAAGGGTACAAACCCGGCTATGACGGAGATTTTGCCATTGCTGCTTTCGTTCATGATGAGTTACAAATACCCTGCCGTACTGAAGAGATAGCCGAAAGGGCTGGTCAGATAACTACGGAGCAGTCACTTATTGTAGGTCAGTTTTTTGGAATATCAATTCCCATTGAATCTAATTATAAAATTGGAAAATCGTGGGCCGAAACACACTAAGGAAATTAAATGTTAATAGATAAAATACCCGAAAAAGTATTAGTATTCGATACAGAAACTACTGGACTTCTTAATTTCAAGAAACCTAACAGCCATGCTTCTCAGCCTGTGGTAATTCAATTAGGTGCCACACTTTTCCACCGTCAGGAAGATAGGACTTATAAAAGAGTTGGCGCCCTATACACACTGCTGGAAGATCAGGGAGTTCAGATAGGGTTAAAGGCTCACGAAGTCCATGGCATTACAGCAAAGATGTGCGCCAGTTACGGCATGTCCCCAGACAATGCATTGTGGTCCTTTTTGGATATGTGTTTTGTTGCTGACATGGTTGTGGCCCATAACCTTTCTTTTGATATCCGTACAGTCTTATGCACTGCAGCTAGAGCAGGATGTGGCTTCACCGAAAATGACTTATTTCCTAAAGAAAAACAGTTCTGCACTATGCTGAAAAGTACTAATATTGTCAAGGCCGCCAAAGCGAATGGTGGTATAAAGTGGCCTAGCTTAGAAGAGTGCACACAGTTCTTTTTCAATGAAAGTCTTGGAGATGATGCCCACGACGCGGACGTGGATGTAGATGGCTGTGCTCGTGTGTTTTTCGAGTTACTTAGAAGGATGGAAGCATAATGACCAGAATTAATTTTAAAGACGTTCTTGATAAATGGGACGCCGTTAATCAGAAGGTGTGGGAATTTGACCGCAATGATTCTGTTGGAGCTTCCTCTGTTTTTGGCTGCCACAGACAAGTGTTTTTCGATAAAAGCGGTACAGAGAAAGACTCGGATTGGGAGTATTCTTGGGGTGCCTTTATGCGAGGCAACTTGGTAGAGGATGAGTTTGTTGTCCCTGCCATGTAC